CTGATGTACAAACGTAAACCTCAATTTATCGTCTGATATGGTTGTAATTGACAAAAATACAGGCAAATGTTATGAAAACATGACTAAACAGGCGGTTGCCGATTTGATTGGCGTTCATCGAAACACGGTTTTAAATTGGCAACTTAAACACAGCGTAAAAAATACTAAGCGATGGACAATATTTTTTCAGGCAATGAAGAGATGACATAAACCTACTGACTTTTTTTGCAACATAATTCCTGCAAATATGTTGCATTTTAAAAACCACCAGCCCAACCAAAAAAAAACGCATTTACATTTGCTGAAAACAAGCAGTAAATGGCAGGAGTTTTTTCATTCTTTCAAAAGAAATCGGCAGCTTCAGTTAAGTTTTATGTAAACAACGTTGTTGCCGATTGGTGGAATGCCCGCTATGATAACTCCGATACTTCCAATGCAGGCATAATTAAAACCGCAGAATACCTTCCCGACGTTTATTTGATTACTGATTACATTTCTCAGATAGTTTCCAATATTCCGATAAAATTTGAAACAAGAGCCGGAAAAGAAAGTAAAAATGAAGAACTGAGGCGGCTTGTTTCGGAACCCAATTACTACCAAAACTGGAAAGAGCTGATAAAGCAATTTACAGCCTACTATGAAATTCTCGGAAACTCATATTTGTACGGCATAAAGCCTGATGGAATGAATATGATTTCCGGATTGCATGTCCTACCCGCCGGACATGTCGGAATTGTTCTTTTACACGACAAACAACTCCCCGACTGGCTCAATGAAGTGGCCTTGTACAAAGTTACCCTTTCTGGTAAAGATTATAACCTGCTGCCGGAAGCCGTCCTTCACAAAAGGAACATCTCACTCAGGTACGATTCAGGAGCCTTCATTTACGGCATTTCAAAGTACATTCCAGGCAACAAGATCACCACTGAGTTAAAGGCCATTTACGACGCCAAAACATCCATCATTTCACAGCGCGGCGCGCTCGGTATCCTTTCTAATGAAAGCGAAATACCAGATGCAGATGAATCGAAAGACATTAAGTTGAAATTACAAGAAAAATTTGGACTTGGCGCAACCCAGGATAAATTCATTGTAACTACTCAAAAACTATCTTGGCAGCAAATGAGTATGGGTATTGCCGAACTACAGATCATCGAAAATGCAAAATATTCGTTTGCCAAACTATGCCAGTTAAACGGGTTTGATCCTGTCATTTTCTCAACTGAGGGTAGCACATTTGCCAACAAATCAGAAGCTGAAAAAGCACTGATGAAAAAGGTAATAAAACCAAAGGCTGACGACTTGTACAACGATTTAAACAACTGGCTCCGCCCTTACTTTGGCGGAGACATGATTGTCCCCGATTGGTCGAAAGTTGAAGAATTGCAGGAGGATATGGGGAAACTTACTGATATGCTTGTAAAACATATCGAAAATGGAATTACTACACCTTACAAGGCCGCATTGAAACTATACGGAGAGGTTGACGAAAAAAACCCGCCAAAGGATGAATACTATAAAAAATCGAGCCTTCAACCGGCAGACGCTCCTGAGCAAGTTGATGAGGTTGTTACAGGCAGCATGATAGCCGGACTAAAACCAAAACTCACCCAATGTGAGTACTGCGGTTTTGAGTTTGATTATAATACGATAGATGAGGTTTCTCAGGGTTATGTAAAGTGTCCTGAATGTGGCAGAATCATAAACCAACAAGGAAATGGAAATTAAACAGAAAATATATCAGAGCAAGGCTGTTGACCTTGACCGTAAAGGTCAGGTTTTAATTGCTGTAAACGCCTTTGGCAATCAAGATTCCGACTTTGATATTTCTATGCCAGGGTCGTTCAAAAAGACTTTGAAAGAAAACTTTGACAGGGTGCGCTGGTTCCTCAACCACGACGTTACAAAACTTCTTGGCGTTCCAATAAAAGGGTTTGAGGAAGGCGACTATTTGAAAATGCAGGCACAATTTAACCTTGAAAAAGAAATAAGCCGGGATACTTATGAGGATTACAAGCTCTATGCCGAACACGGAAAGAGCCTGGAGCATTCAGTAGGATTGCAGGCAATAAAGTTCACCACCGATAACGCGACCGGAACCAGGTCAATAAGTGAATGGAAATTATGGGAGTTTAGCACCCTTACACATTGGGGAGCCAACGAAAACACGCCCTTACTTGGAATAAAAAACGATCTCGAAATAATGGGCAACAATCCCAGATATTCCGACAATCGAAAAAAAACAATAGAAAAAGCGCAAAAAGCACTTTTTATTGAGCCGTCACGTGTGACACTCGACCAGAAATCCGCAATGCAAACAATTTTTAAACTAACTAAATTTCAATTTTAAAATGACTGAACAAACAAAAAAGTTCGGAGCTGAAGAAGTTACAGACCCCGAACAATTTGCAGCCCTGCTCAACAAGCAGTTTGCAAAATACAACGATCTTCTTTCAAATACCGCAAGCAAAGGCGAATTAAAACAGGTGTTTGCCGATTTGATTGTTGAGAATAAAGACCTGATGAATAAAGTATCCAACTCAGGCAAAGAAATGACAGACCTGAAAAAGCAACTGGCCGATTTTACCGAAACCATCAAAATTCAGGGCGATAGCATTACCAAAATGAAAACAGCTTTCAGCCCTGGTACTGAGAGAAAATCGTTAAAAGATGCTGTTTTGAAAGCATTAACCGACGGAGCTTTTTCTCAGGTTGCCGATAAAAAGGCCTCAAATGCCTCATTTACGGTCGAAACAAAGGATATTACAATGGGAGGATTCTCCGGAGGGGCACCCTATCAGGCAGGTGCAGTAATTCAGCCGGCAATGCCGTTTCAAAATCCGGTCTTCACACCCCAGGAAGATTTCGACGTTCGTTCGGTACTTCCAATCGGAACATCTGAAAGCTCTATGCTCGAATTTCCACAGGAAAAAGCCTGGACTGATAACATGGGTTTATTGGCCGAAAATGCCGATTCTACCGAAAGTGAAGTTACTTTTGAAATGGCCAGCGTTCAGGGTGTAAGGTTATCAACACACATCACCGTGTCGCGTACCGCCCTCAAAAATGTGGCATGGCTTTCAAATCACATTTCGACCAGGTTAATGGGCAAGTTTATCGCAAAGCTCAACAGCCAGGTTATTGCAGGAACCGGATTAACCGTGTACCTCAAAGGCTTGACCGGATATGCCACTACCTTTACAGCAGGCGGATTGGCTAATGCCATTGCAAATGCAAATTGGATTGATGTACTTCTGGCAGCCCGCGCCCGCAACTATGAGGTTAACAAAATTAAACCCAACGTGGTTTTCGTAAATCCTCTCGACGCCGTGGTTCTTACTTCAATCAAATCAACCATTGGCGAATGGGCAAACAAAGAACCGTTTATGACGGTATCGCCAAACGGTGTAGTCTCAATTATGGGGATGAACATCATCGAAAGTTTCGATGTTACCGCAGGAACCTATATCATGGCCAATGTTTCAAGTCAGAATATGGAAATCCTGTTTAACGGACCGGTTGAAATCCTTGCCACCGACAGCGAAGCCTCAAACTTCCTGAAAAACCTTGTTACTATTAAGTTGGAAGCTGTGGTTCTCATGCCGGTTTACCGTGCCGGAGCAATCATAAAAGGCACATTTGCAACCGACTTAACTGCAATTACACCAGTGGTATAATTAACATAAATCAAGTTAATGAAAACCATCAGGGTATTAAATTTAGTGGGTGAAACCGGGCTTAAAAAACCCGGCACCCTTATTTGTTTACCCAATACGTCCGCTGATTTATGGATAGCAAAAGGCTGGGCAGAACTTGCCGAAAAACAGGAAATGCCGAACCTCGAAACTAAGGAAGAAAAATTCGTAAACCGAACAAAGCAAACTAAGAACAAAGCCAAATGATAACCGGGTTTGATAAATTTATTGGTGAAATTTTTATTCCAAACATCTCTGGTTATGGGATAGTTGACAATGCAAATAAAGACGAATTATCTGCAATTGCCGAAGTATCAGAATTGGACTATCTTATGAAAATGTTTGGTGAAAATCTTGCCGATGATATTATTCAGGCTCATTATGATTCCATTCAGGAAGGTTATGAGGCTACATTCTGGGATGAATTATTGGGTTTACTTACAAATCAACGGTTAGGGTCTCCATTGGCCTGCTATGTTTATTTCAGGTATCGCCAAAACAAAATAACCGAAACAACCGCCGCTGGTGAAGTATCGTTGGCATCTGAAAATGCAACCGTAAAAAACCCAACTTATAAACTTGTTAAAGCCTGGAATAACATGGTAATGATGAGTGAAAAAGTCTTGGAATATGTTCAGGCAAACTCCGAGATGTTTGTAAATTTCGATCAGTCAATTTCATTTCCGTTTGAAAAAATAAATTCATTTGGAATATGAGTAACCCTGTTTACATAGTAGATTTGTTTGAAAACATTGTATCCAATGTTGCAACAGCCATTTCAAGCTATGTAGGCTACGAATACGGTCACCCGGTCGAAATTAACGAAACGCTGGTTGCACTTTCAAAAAACACATCTAATCCAACTAACCGATTTCCGCTGGTATGCTTGTTTACTGATATTACCGAACATAAAGGAATTGGTTATGGTAATGATTCAGAGGTAAGCCTCCAGCTATTGATTGCACAGTTGACCCAAAAAAACCTTTCTTCACGGCAGCGCATGGCTGTTAATTTCAAGCCTACACTCATTCCAATTTACAACGAATTAATAAATCAAATTGTAAAATCAAGATACTTCAGGCAATCGTCAGCCGAAACAATAAAACACGATAAAACCAATCGTTTGTTTTGGGGAAAGACCGGGATTTATGGAAACAATGGTCTGATATTTACCGATTTACTCGACTGTATTGAGATAAAAAATTTAGTAATCACTGTTAAACAACAAAACTGTTAATGTTATGTCAAATATTTTAAATAACCCAGGATGTGTAGTTGTGGCAGCCAATACAGGTTTGCCCGATTGCCCTTTTGCACCTGACAAATTTGTTGGTGCTATCCTGATTGATAAAAACCAGGTGTTTTCTGATAGCGACGTTGCTTCGGCCACTGCTTTTATCACAAAACTCCAGGAGCTTGCTTTGGTAGCAGGCAAAACGCGCGCCTATCCTATATTCCGATTTGAAGAAATTACCGATAACAGCGAAGAGGAAACCGTTGCAACACTCGGCTATGGTTCAAAACAGGTGGTTAAGGATGGAAAGTATGACTGGACATTCCGCCTCACCAAAGGTGGGTTGTGTTACCAGAAAAAACTGAGAGCCTTCAACAAAATCGAAAAGAAGGTGCTGTTCATTGATGATTCAGGTGTTATTTATGGCACTATTGGATCGGGTGTATTTACAGGTTTTTCGATGGAATTTTTCTTTGCAAAACCTTTCAAAGTTGCCGATGGAAGCAATGCCGCCATTTTCAATGCCCGGTTTGCCTTGAGTAAACCAAAGGAGTTTAACGAATACGTCGGGTTTATAAAAACAAACCTCGATGTTGAGGAATCTGTAAAAGGGTTAACCGATGTAGAACTTGAGCAGGTTACAATTACCAACGCTGCCGCCACTATTTCGGTGGTTACAGGTTGCGATAAAGTAAGCCTGTTCGATGTTTTTGCCGATGACCTTGCCGATCCGTTGCTCTGGGTTGTTACCAGCTCGGCAGGTACAAATGTATCCGTTACAGGTGTAACAAAGGTTCCTGCTTCGAGCGCGTGGGCTGTTGCTTTCACCGGAACGGGAGTATTTTCAATTTCGTTAGCTGCCCCATCAGTCCTGGCAGCCGCAGGTATTGGCGGAACACCGGCTAACGGTTTTGAAAGCAATGCAATTTCGGTAACCAAACCATCAGAGTAATCCAATGAATACCCTTAAATCAATAAAAATGGATGGAGCCGGCTTTTCGCTGGCTTACATCCATTTTTTTTAAAATGAGGGAGGTTTTATCGCTGCAACCAGCGACATATTCTATCCATGGAAAACTGAAAAGGAGCGCATTAAACTACTTAAAACGGTTTACCGGATGGCTAAGAAAATAAAAGCACAAATGCAGTGAAACGCTTGTTAAATATAATGAATACAGCAGACACCTTATTACTACCCATTGCCGGGTTTATCATTATTACGCTCCTGACCGTGCTTGGATGGAGCGGGCGCAAATGGCTCAGTAGCTTTGAAACTACAATCAACAAAATTTATGTAGGCTTTAATGACATCAGCAAAAAGCTGGATGCTATAAAGGATGAAATTGACAGCCTTAAACTCGAAAACAAGCTCACAAGCAACTACATTCATGAAATTGAAACACGCATTGAAGATAGGCTTGGCAATATCGGTGGGCAGATTATGGAAAACAGGAGCCGGATTTCAAGTATTGAGCTTCGGACAAATGCTATCGAAAAGGTAATTGAAAAAGTAAAAACACTTCACGAACGAAATCACAAAGAAATAATATGAAAAATCAACTTATAGGTTTATTGATGCTGATAAGCATCGCTGTGGCTGGTCAGAAACCGTTAACCAGGAATGATGGTAATTTCCCTTCAACGATTTACCATGTTTACGAATCGGATAATTCCTGGATGAAACCAGGGGCAAGTATATTTTCGGCTTTTATGATCGAAGGGAAACTTTACGCATCCGGTGAAAACATAATTGGAGGTAATCAGGTGGATGCAATGGCATTTCACAACACCGGAAGCGATGCACCTTACCAATTAGCCTTTGATGTTATTGTACAAGGTTTAGCAAAAGAGCCAGTCAAGACCGGATTAGATTTTAATGAGGTAGTTTATTGGGGGCTTTGGGATGGAGCTGTAATGAAACAGTTAATTCTGAAAAGCACCTACACCTCAAGAGCCGGGGAAACCGCAATTTTTGAATTAACGGATGTTGTTTTAGAAATTATGGATAATCCCTACTGGTCAATCAATCCGGTTTGGCCTTCTGATACTACTTTGAAAATAAAAACACCTACTGCAACCAATAGGCAATTCTACCTATACAATCTTGCTTACAGCGGTAATGTCGGCAGGCTGTTTTACCCAAAATATTTACTGAAGCTGAATTGGGAAATGGTTGAAGGAGATACCAAAGTAACAAATTCCTACAACAAGAAAAAAGATATTTACTTTCTGAATCAGGCAAAATTTAGATTTACTCAAACTGATATTGAAAGGGGCTACATTCTTGTAAGGCTAAAAGGCACTCCACATAAAAATTCAAGAAGTTCAGAAACATCGAAAATTTACAAAATTTACTGGAAATGAAAAAAGAAATGAACATCATCAGGGAATTACTATCCGATGAAAAAGGAAACCTGTCAACAGTGCGCGGCTTATCGTGGGCTACATTATTTGCAGCAATTGGATATGTTACCACTTGCCTTGCACAACATCAACCAATCGAAATACCGGTATTATTAAGCATGCTTGGTGCTGCCTTCGGAGGTAAAGTTTTACAAAAACCATTCGAGAAGTAAATTATGGCAACCGTGCTCGACATGATCGAAAACATTAACGCCCTCGACATACACGAGCTGGCTGTTAATGCCATAATGAGCACAGAGGAGGCAATGGTTAACCTTAACCGGGAACAACTTACAGAGGGTCTCGACAGCAGAGGGCACAAACTAAAACCAACGTATGGTTCAAAAGCATACGCAACAAAAAAAGCGGCTCAAAATCCTAAGCCTGGGAAGTGGAACCCCGACCTGATCCTGACGGGTGCATTTGTAGAATCGTTCAAAGTTTCGCTGAGTGGTGACGATTTGAAGTTTGAAGCCAGCGACATAAAAGCGCCGGATTTACTCGAAAAATATGGTGACGATGTTATGGGATTAATGGATACCCAGCAGGAACACTACAACAACAATATTTTTTACCCTGAATTTGCCGGAAACATCGAACACGAAACCGGGTTAAAATTTCAATAAAATGGGCTGTGGATGTATGCAGCTCTCAAAAGAGAGACAGAATTATGAAAACACAAAACGTCTGGCCGGAGTTTGGGCAAAAAGTGAGGGCAAAATTGCCGTCATTTACTGCATTGCGTCGGGCTGTTTTGGTTTTATGGATGCTGATGCACCGGAGGCCGAAAATATTACAGCCCTCGAATTTGTATCAGGGCTGTAACGAATGCCCGCTCGACGTGTTTATTGATTGCTTAGTAAACAACAAACTTGAAAGACTTATCAAATCTGGTGAGGCTTCCCAAAAGGAGCTGGCTGAGGCGTGGGAAAAGCTATTCATCGAATATTGTGACCTGTCCGGAGACAAAAACATAAAACATCTTATCCACCTGTCAAAAAACATAGGTTATCTGCAATGTAGGATTTTAGCCGCACGGCTTTGTGTTTATGTTTTGAGTAATAGGAAGTCCGATGTGTGTATTGAGCAACTTAAACTCATGGGATTTAATGGTAATTTTAATGAGGCTTCGATTGCTGATGATCTAAAATCAGTAATTGCCACAGTAAAATCATTTGAAATTGATTTACAACGAAAAGCACTCGAATATGAAAAACTTGTAAACGAAGGAGGTAAATCTAAATTAGAAAGCGGCTATTTTGATAATATGCTGGTTGATCTTTCTAAATTTATGGGATACCGGCTCAAAAAAAATGAACTCACGGTTAATGAGTTCATGGTTATTAAAAGCAAATATCAAAAAGAAATGGAATTATTGAGCAACAACCCAAGAAATAAAAGCGCAGAAGGCCAAAAGCATTAACCAATAAGGCCATGAGATTCCGGAAAAGTGTCCCGGTAACTCGTTTTTAGGATCATAGTTATTCATAAGGCTTAAATTTTATAATGCAAATATAAACAATTTTTCAACTACATGGCAAGTAAAGGCAAAATAAACGACATCATCGATTTTCAGGCAGTGGATGCCCAGAAAAAACAACTATTGAGCGCAATTGATGAAATCGTTGCACGAATGGAAAAAGTGTCAAAAAATGCCATTTCATTGGGTGGAGAATTTAAAGGTGCCAGCAAAATCAGTGAAGTAACAGTGGCAACCGAAAAGTTAGGAGAAGCCAACAAAGAAGTTGCTAAAATTTTGGCGCAAAAAGCTGTGGTTGAGCAAAAAATAGATTCTTTACGTAACGTGGAAGCAAAAGCACTTGCCGAGGTTACCGAACAATTGAAAAAAAGGAGACAGGAAGTTACCCTTGAGGCTAAAATAAATGAGGCGCAAGCCGGGAGTATTGCTAAAATGAGGGTAGAACTTTCTAAACTAAAAAAAGAATGGGCCGAAACCGGAGATTCCGCAAAACGTAACGCATTAGGAGAATCAATTAGTAAGCTAAATTCAGAAGTGTTAGAGGCGGAAAAGTCAATCGGGATTTTTGGAAGGCAAGTTGGGAATTATGAAATTGTCGGAAAGAGTTTGAGGGGAGAGTTAAAGGCAATAACAGAACAAATAGCTCAAATGAAATTAGCCGGGCAGGATAATACAGAAGCATACGCTCAACTCATTAGAAAAACCGGTGAGATGAAAGATGCAATGGAGGACGCTACTGCTGAAATAAAAAAGTTCGCATCTGATACAGGTACATTCGATCAAATATTATCTGCAGCAGAAGGTGTTAGTGGAGGTTTTGCCGCTATTGAGGGTGCATCTGCATTGCTTGGTGTTGAAAATGAGGAATTACAAAAAACATTTGTAAAACTTCAGGCCGCTATGACGTTGGTTAATGGCTTAAAATCGGTTCAAAACGTCCTACAAAAAGAAAGCGCCGCCTATACAATGGGCGAAAATATTCAAAAAAACATATCCATTGCTTTAACCTGGGCGCAAAATAAAGCCGAAACAGGGGGAATCATAACCAGGAAGTTAGCTGCGGCGGCTCAATGGATGCTAAATATGGCAATGAAAGCTAATCCAGCCGGACTGCTATTAGCATCACTATCCGCGCTTATTGCAGTTGGAGTTGTTTTGTTCAAAGTTTTTAGTTCAGGAACAGACACTACCGAAAAATATAATACTGCTGTTGATAAGAGTAAGGCTTCGGTTGAAAACCTTAACAGAGAACTCGACAGGAACATCAAAATGATGGAGGCGCAGGGAGCCTCACAGTTTTCAGTTATCAATGAAAAGAAAAAGGCCGCTCAATTAGAACTTGAAATTGCTGATAAACTGGTTTCAGATATTCAGGCATCTAACGCAAAAGAGAATGAAAATAAAAAGGAGCAGCTTGCCGATGCGTTGGCCGCACAAAAAGAAGCCTGGGACAAAGTAGTTGCCCTCAATGATGATGCACTTGTTTTTGACTTCAAACAACGCCAGGAGGCCGATAAGTTGAAGCTCGAAAATATGAAAGACGGGCTTAATAAAGAAGTGGCAATTCTCAACGCCGATTATGACGAAAAGTTAAGATTAGCAGAGGGTAACAATGACCTAATTAACCAACTTGAAATAGCAAAAGGCATCAAAAAAAATGAAATCATAAAAAAATACAATGATGTTGCTACTAAAGAGTACAATAAGCTATTAGAGGAAGAAAGAAATTTCATTGATGAATCCCTAAATTACCTGGAAAAATATGCAGACGCATACAAAAAAATAGAAGAAAAAAAAGAGGGCAATGCCGACCCTTTTATGGCTCAGGTTGATGCGCAGATTGAAACAATGGAGTTTTTAATGGCCAAAAAAGAATGGCAGGCCAACAAAGACAAAAAACAGACTGAGGATGAAGTAGCCCTTGCCGCCGCCAAACGCGACAAGCTCATCGATTTAGGCCAGCAAACCTTCGATTCATTACAAAGCATCGCTAATTCAGGCTTTGAAAAGAAGTTGATGGAAATTGATGCACAGGCGCAGGCCGATGAAGAAGCTAAACAAAAGGAACTCAACCGGGCGGGAAACAATGCAGCGGCAAAAGATCGCATCGAAGCAAAGTATGCCGAAAAAGAAAAACAACGCGAAGCCG